GCCCGATGCACGAGCGCCAGGTGTAGCATCGCGGCGTAATCCCGCCGGTCGCCTTCCATCATCTCCATCAGCGCCGCATAGCGCCTGCGGATCTGATTCTGGTTCATAAATCCCCTGTGTGATGCTTCCGCCAGTTGATCATGTAGCCCGGCCGGTAGATCACACGACAATGCTTGCAAAGCGGTCCGGTGATACGGGCGCGCCGTGATGCCAGCCAACGGCGAAACCGCTTGCCCGGGCTCACTGGCCCGCCTTCAGGCGTTGCGCCAGCTTGCCGCGCCTGTCATCCCGCTCTTGCTTGATCGCACGCTCTGCGGCTGCGTAGACGCGCCACACAACAAGGGCGTATACCCCTATGAAAATGTAAATGAGTTGTCTCACAATGCCCTCCTACCCGAGCCAGTTTTTCGGACCCGGTATGTTACCATACACCTCGAACAATAGCGCACCGCGCTTGTCATGCGCAAACGTCTCACCGTGCTCTATCCTGCGATGCCCGCCGTCCGCGATGACCTCGTTGATCCTCTCCCGCCAGGCGGCGGGAGGTTGGTCAAGTTCTCCTAGATGTAAAGGTGTTGCGGCAAGGCTTGGACAACGATAATCGTGTGTTGGCTGTATATCACGCGCCACAGTCGCGCGAGCGTTTGCGCCTGCGACTCGGGCAGCGTGCGCCACATGACAGTCGAGCCGTCATGCTTCGAGAGCGCGTAGACGGTAGCCATTAGCAGTCCGTCTCGGTCATTTCCGTTTCCCACGCGTGCCCTTCTTCGCAACGAAGGCTCACCGTGCCGTCGATAACCTCCGGCCGCTGGCCGTCCCAAAGCATATCCGAGTCGCCTCCGTACTCGAATGTATCGCCGTCCTCCGTGTCCAGCGAAGCCATGCACGGAACGATTTCAAGAATTGCAGTAGCTTTGCCGCCGCATTCAGGGCATATCGGGCATTTGAATTTCATGGATAGATACTCCGGTTAAATTGCGAGGGTTAACGGCCGCCTACCTGCAAAGAGCCAGCCAGCGGCGCGGAATAGGGGGCCGCCTGGCATCCGGCCAGCATGGATAGAATCCACACTGCCAGGGCAAACCCGATGATGAAGTCTGCCAGCTTGTTCTCTGTTTCCTGTTTCATGGTTCCTTTCTCCTATGTAGTGATGCTCGAACAATCCGCGAAGGGCGCCCAGGGGGCGCGCCCTTGACGCATTGGCTAGAGCACGTCCGCGTAATCCGTCCGCAGTTCCTCCCGTGCTGCGCGGATGGATGCCACCAGGTCGCGCACTTCGTCGCGCACGTAGGCCATGCAAGCCTTGTGACGCAACACCAGGCACTCGCGCAACCGTGTTACGTTTTCCTCGATCTTGTATTCCAGGTCGCGCGCAGCCTGCCAGCGTTCATTGTGCTCGCGTTCGTCTTCGGCAATGCTTTCCGCGTGACTATCGGCCGCGATAGCGGCATCGCGGGCAGTGTCGTGAATGTCGTGGAACCAGGTCGATTCGCCGGACTCGCTCATGTGATACCCGGCGATAAACCGGCCGTGGGGCAATGCAGCCACAATGCCACGCGCCAGTCCATGCACGCCAGGCTCGCCGCAGTACCAGCCGCGATTGTTTCGCACGTAGCGCGGCGCGTCTTCCATTTCATCGGCGAACCATTGCCGGGGGAATTCAAACCCGCCGCACGTAAACCAGACGGGAACGCGTGCGCGGCCCGTGCCGTTGAAGCCTTGGGCGAGCCCGGCCGGATAAGTCAACTTCCCGTAGCGCATGTCGCGCCAAGACTGCGCGCTACTGTGCTTTGAGCGCTTCGCGAATGCTTGCCGCAGGTAGTGAAGCCTCACATGCGCGGGAATTGAAAGGTTCAGGTAATTGGCAGTCATGATTGCACCCCGCAATTGGTAAGGAACAATGCCCGATCGAACGCGCTACTGCAGGCGCCCAAGTAGCCCGCGACGGCGTAGCAGTCCGCGCGCCATTGCGATTGCTTGTCGCCATGTTCGTGGTACTTGGGGTGCGGCTTTGTCGCGCGCAGCGCTTCAGCTAGTCCGATGTAATCTTTCCGTGTCATGGCTGTTAACTCCTCAAGTATTCAAGCAATGCGCCCGTATCATCCGCGGGCAGATAGTCGCGGCGCGCAGCAAACACGCTGCACCCCGCGCGCTGGCAAAAGTAGACCCTATCCTTAACGCTTGAGCGTTCCCAGTATTCGCACGCTTCATCGTATTCCAGGTCGCTGAGATGATCCTCGCAAACTACCGGGTAATCCTCAAGCGCGCCCGCGATTTCGTCCGCTTCGCGTAATGCCTTGTCATCGGATTCATGGATTGCAATCCACTCAATCCAGCCAACTGCCCAATGTCCTTCGCGGATAACCTGCACCGTGTCAGACTCACCGCCCAGGGCGGCCAGTCCGCAAGTGAAGTTTGACCTATCAACGGAATCGGAATCGCGATGCTGGCCCAAGAATACAAAGTATTCCGGCCAATGGGCGCCCGCGTAGCAATCGGGCAGTGTCCAGCGCTTCAAGTTTTCAGGTTCGTACATGGTCCATTCCTCCTATGTGGGCAGACTCGCCCGCATTGCGCCCTTGACGGCCAAAGGCGCAATACGTGCCAGTCTAGTAGTCCCGCAGCAACGCTTCGAGCGCTTGAATGTCCGCGCGGGTAAGGATGCGCTGGAGTTTGTCGGTGTTACGCTGGCAAGCACGGTAGATTTCTTCAGCCTTGCGACTGTCCGTGTCATATCCATATTCCGATGCCCAGGACTCGAAAGATTGGCCGATAGCGCTCGAGTCAAGAATCAGGGAATACAGGACTCCAGCGGCAGGGGGCGCAACGGGCTTTTTGTGTTCCGCGTCATAGCGCTCGCGGTACACGGTACCAGGACGGCCAGCAAATGCCTCTAGCGGCTCTTTGTTGCCGCGATACTGCCGATGCCCTAGGCCCGTGAAATACTCAAAGCATTCTGCGGCGCGCCCTTTGTACAGTCCGCAAATCCACGCGTCGCAGTCCCAATTGTCGCGCTTGCGCTGGCCGATGTAGTCCGATTTGAACGTGATACCGTGCGCCGTCAAGTATTCAGCGACGGCCGTTTCTGTCTCTTTGCTCATGGTTCCTATCTCCTATGTGATGTCAGTCTAGTCAATCCGCGAAGCGCTGGCACGGTCCCAGCGCTTGACGCATTGTCCTAGCTGAAATAATCGCCGACTACAACGGACTCGCCCGCATTGCGCCCTGATACCCAAGGCGCAATACGTGCCCGTCTAGTTGAAATACCGTTCCGCCATGCCGCGCCCGTACTCGCGGCGGAACGAGGCGCGCAGCCAATCGCCGGAACGCATTCCGCTATGCAGTGCGCCAACGATAGCGTGCCGGGAATGCGCGATCGTGTCAGCGTACTGCGTCGCGTCTGCTTCGGTCGCAAACTCTTTTCGCGTCGCCGGCTCATACTCGCCGGAGTCGCCAATGCAGCGTACTTGCCAGCTTGTCGGTGTAGGCAACTGCCGCGCGCGCCACAGTACCGATGCCAGCAAGCGCGCCACCGCGCCGCGAAATTCGGTGCAGTAGTATTGGCCGGCAGTGTAGTGCACGTGCGCCTTGAGATCGGTCACGCCGGATACAGTCTTAACGGCCAAGCGGCCGCTTTCAGCTGCGCGGAGAATATCCTCCGCCGTGATGCTATCCCGCATTTCCACGTCGCGCAGCATCCGTTCCGCGTCATGCCGCTGCTTAGTGGCGCGCCTAACGTCCGCCCGGTACGATGCCGCGTCGCTGTAGTTGCCCGGCTCGAATCCAGGGCGCGAGCGGATGAATGCGCGCAGTGCGTCAATGATTGCTTGCTTTGTATCTGTCATGGTTCCTTGCTCCTATGGTGGTCTAGTCAATCCGCGAAGCGCCGGCACTCACCGGCGCTTGACGCATTGCCCTAGCGGAAAGCGTACTCGCGCCGCGCTTCCCCATACGCTTTAAACTGCGCGCGATTCTCGCGAGCCCAAGTTTGCAGCGCTTGAACGTCGCTCATTTCCATCGGCATGCCAGCGGCCGTTGCTGCGTCCAGAAACAGCGCGGCCAGTTCACGCGCCGCTTTCTGCGTAGCGCAATGCCCTACTTTCATGCCTGACGCGGCATGTGACACCGTCCAGCCACCTAGGCTATGCAGCGGCGCGTGCACTGCCACGCCGTTGCATACCAGTGCAGGCATATGCTCGCGGCGCGTACCGTCCGCGCGGACTACAGTGATAGTTTGCTTTTTGAATTTCATGGTTCCTTGCTCCTATGATGGTCTAGTCAATCCGCGAAAGGTCTACAAAGGTTTCCTGCCCATCTTCTTTGTCTTTTACTTCAAAGCAGGTGCACGTTGCTTCCGAGTCACGTTGCGCGATAAGCGCTTGAGCCGCTGCTTCTTCGGGAGAGTCCGCTTCAATGTCAATCTGCCAAGTTATCAAGTATGAACGCATGGTTCCTTACTCCTATGATGGTCTAGTCAATCCGCGAAGCGCTGGCACGATCACCAGCGCTTGACGCATTGCCCTACTCTTTATGCTCGCAAATAGCGCGCAATGCAGTGTCAATATGCGAATCATCGCAATATCGGTAAAGCGTATTGCAGACGAAAGGCAAGAGGCCTGCAGACTGCATAACATCCCATCGATACCGCTTGCCGCTTAACCCCGCGTTACGGTAAACCTCGAACGGTACGCGCTCCATTGTTGGCGCCATTGCGATTCGCATTTGTTCTACGTGGTCCGGAATTACTTTCATGGTTCGTTGCTCCTATGTGTCGAATCAGCGAATTCCGTTCTACGCGCGTCCGACACCCATTGCAAGTCCTTTGTCAATATCTTTGCATATCTTAACAATTCGACGACCCACGACCCAAACGGGCCTTTTTAATGTTTGGGTCGTCGTTTGGGTCTTTTCGGAGTTTTGTTAAGACGTCTTAACAAAACTCGTAACACATTGATACGCTTGGATAATGTGACGAATGGGCCTAAATACGGGCCTTTGAGGGTAATTCGGTGGCTAATTAATGCGGTTTTGACGTGCTACGGTAATCCCTTAAGAATCAATGGCCCAAAAGCCCATGACAGCCCAAGTGGGTCTTTTGGGTCTTTTGGGCTAATTCAAAAAGACCCAAAAGACCCACGGGGCTGAAAGCCCGTGGGCTTGGGTCTTTAAGCCGGACACAGAACCCAATGGCCAGCGCTGCGCAAGCGCTAAGGCATAGGACGGCGAGTCACTACCGATCAACACGGCGAGTACCACGGCGAGATCGTCGCGTATCACGCTGGGACTGCAGCGCTACGTATGATCGGCTAATGGTGCGCCCTGCCTTCTATGCGCCGCGCTACGTGATAGCGCCAATGGCATATGACCATATGCAACGCCAAGCCTTTGTTTTCAATAGGCAAGGCGCTTTTTCGCGTAGCGGATGGGGTGGCCTCCCGAAATGCGATCCCGCTGATACGTTACCTGAAGCTCATAGATTTTTTGGCAAAAATTTGGAAAAATTAATTATTTTTCAAGTAATTACCGTAACACCGTACTACCAGGAGAATCTGCAAAAACCCGACACAGTGACAATATTCCGGCACAAATGAGCCGATTACGCCAAATAATCGTTCCAATCGGTAATTCGGTACCAGGTAACACCTTGACACCTCATCACGATAACTGTCATACTGGTAGTAATCGAAACTACTGCCGGCGCTCCACTCGAGCAAAGACCGGCCAAACAGCGAACCCCCGCCTCCGATAACCCGCACCTGGCCGGCATCCTTCTCCGTGCACGGGCAGCCATGCAATACAGGGGGCGGGGGATCGCCATCCAACTCAGGAGAACGCGATGCGATTCGACGAATTCCAGACGGAGAGTGAAAAGCAGGCCCAGTTCGTCACCGACAACTGGGGCAAGGTGTCGATCGTCGTCATCGGCGTGTATCTCGTCGGCGTGATCTGCGGGGCGATTTTCCTGTAGCCATGTTCACCGTGCTGCTGGTCGCGCTGGTATTCAACTCGGCCTCCGGTGAGTTGCAATCCGTGGCGGCAGCGAAGTTCGAGTCCGCGGCGGAATGCCGGATCGCGCTGAAGGAGATCCCCGCGCCACCGGTCGGGCTGCGGGTGAAGGGGTACTGCATTGAGCCCCGGATTGATTTGACCTGACTCGGGAGAAGTTCGTGGGAGAAGTAGCTGAAACGTCTGCGCCTGTCGAGGACGCGGACTGGTTGAGCATCGAAACACCGCGGGAGCAGGCGCCGTACGCTGATCTGCTGTTTCAGTGCATGAAGGGGTCGGACCGCGTTTGGGCCTGCAACGGCTCGTATGTCGCCTGCCGGCCCCGGGATTTCCACGATGCGACGCGCAGTCGCCACGCGAAGTTCCTCGCGAGCGGGCACTACCGCCATATCGCCACGCACGACGACGTGCAGATATTCGAGCTCCTCCCCGGATCACCGTTTCGCCGTGACAACCGGACACTGATCCCCGGGCAGAACATCGGCACCGACATGCGGGAGTGCGCCAAGGCGGCGGTTTCCCGCGACTGGGTGCTGTACCACGACATCCTGGAAGCGATCGCGTCGAACATCAAGGCAGCGTACGACCCGGGCACCGCCCAGCAGATGTTCAAGGATTGCGTCGAGTACATCACGCACCTGATTTACCTGCGCGGCGGGCCGACAGTGGCCGAAGTCGACGCGGGTATGAACTCGGTGAGAGTCAAGCGCGGTGTCGGCAGCGGCAGGGTACTCGCGCTTCCGCCGGCAACGAGCATTGCCCGGGTATGACCGACGAGTGGCTGAACCTCGAACCGCCGAGTCCGCTGCTGGATGCACCGGTCGAGGTCGTTCCAGCGAAGGTGCCGGCCGTTCTCGAGGAGCGGAACAAGATGATCGAGTCCGTGTGGAACGGGCTCACATGGAAACAGCAGCTGTACCTCAACACGCTTGAGACCTGCGACTTCAACCAGGCGGCCACGCTGCGCGAGATGGGGCATGACGCCCCGGTACCGCACACGATCGCGGGATGGAAGAAGAGTCCGGACTTCCAGTTCATCCTGCTGGCGCGCAAAACGATGAAAGCGACCGAGGCGTTGTCGAAAGACGACCTGGTCATGAACGCTGCGCACATCCGCGAGAAGGCGATGGTGCCGCAGGACATCGTCAACAAGGACGGCATCATCGTCGGCACGGAGCAGAAGTTCGATGTCGCGCTCCGCGCCAACGAGCAGCTCGCCAAGATTGCCGGCGTGATGAAGGGTGACGGTGACGCGGGTGGCCGCGAGCGCGGTCCGGCCCTCGTCATCCAGATCGTTGAACGGGACGGCGGCCTGACGGACGTGACGCCTCGCGGTGTTACGGTCGACCTGCCCATGCCGATCGAGCAGTAATGGCGCTCAGTCCTCTCGGGCCGATCGCCGGCGCCTTCTGCATGGACAACTCTGAAGTCGCCGCGATAATGGGACCTGTTGGGTCAGCCAAGACTACCGCGGCTGCGATGCGGATTGCGCGCCACGCGTATGAGCAGTGGCCCGGGCCACACGGTGTTGCGAGGACGCGCTTCGCGATCGTCCGTAACACGAACCGGGAGCTGGAGGACACGACACTGAAGTCGTGGCTCAAGCTGTTCCCAGAGAATCGCTTCGGCAAGTTCCAGTCGACGAAGAAGACGCAGCGGTGGCGGTTCCAGCCGGAAGGCATGGACAAGGTCATCGACGCGGAGTTCATCTTCCGCGCACTGGACGACGAAGACGACGTCGCGAACTTGCTGTCGCTCGAGTTGACCGGCGCATGGTTCAACGAGCTCCGTCAGATCAACACCAGCATTCTTGCCCACATGGGTCGTCGCGTTGGCCGGTATCCCGGCGGTGACTTAGGCGGTTGCAAGTGGCGCGGATGGATCGGGGACACGAACCCGTGGCCGTTCACCTCTGACCTGCATTCGATGTTCGTGACCGAGCCGCGCGAAGGCTACAAGTTCTTCAAGCAGCCTGGCGGCATGGATCCGGACGCGGAGAACCTGGAGAATCTCGAGCAGACGCCCGAGACGTTGAAGATGAACTTCGACGATCCGAGGCGCCGCGCCCAGGGCCGCACGTACTACATCAACGCTTTGCGTGACTACAGCAAAGATGAAGCGGACATGTATGTCCACTGCAAGTACGGCGCGTCTCGCGCGGGTCAGCCGTGCTACCCGTCCTATAACGACAACACGCATTGCGTGCAAGTCGCCACGGATCCCAAGGCAGAACTGTACATCGGCTACGACAATACCGGGCGCAACCCGGCAGCGATCGTGGCCCAGAAGTCGGCGAACGGCCAGTGGCGCGCCCTGTTCGAATACGTCGAGCAGAACATGGGCCTCGAGCAGCACGCCAAGAATCTAGGACGGTTGCTGGCTGACGAGTTCCCGGGCTTCAAGATCAAGAAGATCACCTGCGACCCGGCAGGCCGTGCGAAGGACGCCTTCGACATGGACTCGCGTCGCATCATCGCGGAAGCGTTCGTCGGTGTTACGGTGCTCAACGCCCGGACGAACGACATGACGACCCGCCTCGCGGTGGTTGAGAACGCGTTTCAGCGCATGGTCAACGGTGACCCGGCGCTCGTGATCCACCCGAGGTGCAAGACGCTGCGCGCGGCCTGCATCAGCGAGTACCACTTCCGCAAGATGAAGGTTGCCGGCGGCGACCGCTACGCGGAAGAACCGAACAAGACCCACCCGCACGGCGACATCGCGGAAGCGTTGCAGTACCTGATGCTCGGTGGCGGCGAAGGCGGAGCCGGCGACGGCCCCGTGGCATGGCCGAAAGACGGCGCGGCGATCACACCAGGGCAAGCAGCGGAGAACAACGCGATGCGAAGTGGAGCAGCGTCTCGCCAGTTGGCAACAGCGCAGTTCGACCCGTTCGCGGCCTGACATGCTGTCGCTGCTTGACGTAGCACATCGCAACCTCGCGACGTGGTACGTCGTCTTCACCGAGCGCGAGAACCCGCGCATCTGGAACCGGTTCATCCGGAAAGACTTCGGGCACGTCTACCTCGTACGGCCGGTGCAGTACGGCCCGGAACTCAGCGACGTCATGTGGCTGAAGTTCGAGCCCGGCCTTGAAGCGGTGGAGCTCGACATCGAGCACAGCCCGAATCCCCCGTGGGGCCGCGACATCGCGCAGCGGGTAGTGGCGGCTCCCAAGCGGAAAGTCGTTCGCGACTGGTTTCACATCGGCCCGATGACATGTGTCGAGCTCGCAAAGGCAGTTCTGGGGATCCGGTCCTTCTGGACGCGGACTCCGTATCAACTCTACAAGTACATCGCGGCACGCAACGGCGTTCTGCTTTCGAGGTAACCTTGTCGTTCAGTAAACCCAAAGCACCGAAGCCAACGCAAGCGCAGCTCGATCTCGAGCAGTCGCAGCGTGTCGCGTCGGCGCAGCTCGACAAGCAAGAGAACGAGCGGCGCAAGCGTCTTCTGGCGGCTGCCCAGGGCCTGCGCGCATACCGCGGGGCGCCCATTGCGCGCTCGGCGCCGGGCAACCGGGCAGGCACGGTAGGCTTCAACAGCGCCGTGGCAGCCGTGCCAGTTGCGAACGGCGGGTACTCAGGCGAGTCGGCAGCGGGCAGTTATACAGGATGAAGCTGGACACGCTGCCCCAGGGGCTTGAAAACGCCGAGCTCCTGCTGGAGCGTCGCGCGGCTGCCGTCAAGAAGAAAGACCAATGGACGCAGACGTACCGTGAAGCGTTCCAGTACGCCATGCCTACCCGAGAGACCTTCTCGTGGCAGATGGAAGGGGCCAACAAGCAGCGCCAGTTGTACGACTCGACGCTGCAGGAGTCCACCTACACAGCAGCCAACACGCTCTGCGCATTGCTGTTCCCGTCGTGGTCTCGCTGGGCGGAACTCGCACCAGGCGGCGCGATCGACGAAGACAAGGTCACGCCGGAAATCATCGAGGGGTTGCAGAAGTCCACCCGGACGATGTTCAACTTCCTGAACAACAGCAACTTCGGCACGGTGATCGGCGAGTCTGCGCTGGACCTTATGGTCGGCACCTGCGCGTTGAGCTTTGATGAAGGCGACGCCGAGAAGCCGTTCCGGTTTACCGCGTTGCCTCTGTCAGCCATCGAGATCGAGGAAGGCCCGGACGGCACGGTTGAGACCACGTTCCAGTGCCGCAAGCCGAAGGCCCGCAGCATCGTCCGCATGTACCCGGGCTTGAAGCTGACGGACCTGTCGGACGACACGCAAAAAATTATCGCCGAAAAGCCGGACACCGAGATCGAGGTGATCCAGGGCGAAGTCTACGACCCCGAGAACAAGCACTACTACGGTGTTGTCATCGAGGTGAAGGCGAAGAAGATCGTGTGGCGGTACGACTACGGAGTTTCGTGCCCGACGATCGTCGCCCGCGCCACCAAGGTAGCCGGTGAAACGTACGGCCGAGGCCGCGTGCTGCTGGCGCTGCCGGATGCGAAGACGCTCGACAAGATGCAGGAGTTCGTGCTTCGGCACGCAGCCATGCAGGTTGCTCCACCCCTGACGGGTGTGAGCGATGGCGTGCTGAACCCGTACACGGCATCGCTGACTCCGAACACGATCATCCCGGTTGCCTCGAACGACAGCGGCAATCCTTCGCTGGTGGCGCTTGACATCGGCGGCAACTTCAACATCACCGACGCGATCATGACCGACCTGCGCGAGCGCGTGCGTCGGACGATGCAGGGCCCGGAGCCGAGTGAAGGCGCCGTGAAGAGTGCCACCGAGATCAGCGTCTCCGACCGCGACCGGTTGTGGGCGCTGGGCGGCGAGTACGGTCGCATCCAGGCGGAACTGCTGGCGAAGATAGTGGCACGCGCCGTGTTCATCCTGCAGAAGAAAGGGTTGATGGCGAAGTTCAAGGTCGACGGTCGCGAAGTCGGCGTGAAGTACACGTCGCCGTTCGCGAAGTCGCAGAGTGCGGAAGATGTCATGGCGCTGCAGGAGACGCTGCTGATCGCGTCCGCTGCTGGCCCCGAGGGCGTGCAGGCCGGGCTCAAGGTCGAGGATATGCCCGCGTGGATCGCGCGCATGAAGGGCGTGCCAGAGAAGCTGATCTGCTCGCCGGAGGAACGTGACGAGCGCGTGCAGAAGGCGGCCAAGCTCATGCAGGCCATGCAGGCCCAGGGAATGCAGGCGCCGGGTATGCCGGGGGCCCCAGCATGAGTGAAGTGAACGCAGATCCCCGCGACCCGGTGTCGCCTGACGCGAAGCTCGAGCAGCACAACAAGGCGCTCGCGTTCGCGCAGCTGTACTACGCGACGTTTGTCGAGAACAAGCAGGGCGCGCAGATCCTGGAGCACTGGGAAAAGACGCTTCGCAAGAAGCGGGTGCCGGTGAACGCGCCGCACACCGAATATGCCGCCACCGAGGCGGTGCGCGACTTCATCGAAGGGATTTACAGCCAGATCGATTTTGCCCGATCCGGGCGTGTTTGAGAGAGGATTGAACGATGACTACACCTGCGGCCGGCGATCCGGCACCCGCAGCAGTCAGCCCAGCACCCGCTGCAGCTCCTGCCGCTTCACTGATTCCTGACGCTCCCCCGGCTGCTGCCGCGGCAGCGGCACCTGCAGCTCCGGCTGCGTCGTTGATTCCCGCGCCGCCCGCGGCACCGGTGAAGCCGGCAGTCCCGGACCCGAACGACCCGAACGCGTGGGTCCTCGCAGAAGGCGTACTCGGCAGCGGCGAGAAGCCGGCTTGGTATAAAGCAGACAAGTATCGTTCAGTTGCGGATCAGGCGGCGGCCTACCCGGAACTCGAGAAACGGTTCGGCGCTTTCAAGGGCGCGCCGAAGGACGGCAAGTACGAGCACCCGAAGCTCGAAGGTGTCGGCGTCGAGCTGGTGGCCGAGCACCCGCTGCTATCTGAATTCCAGAAGTGGGCGGTGGTGAACCAGCTCAACCAGGAAGGTTACGAGCAGCTGGTCGGCATGTTGGCGCAGTACGAAGTCGCCAACGTCCCCGACATGGCGGCTATCAAGGCACAGGTCGGCGAGAACGCCGATGCACGTATCACGGCGGCAGCGCAGTGGGGTGCGGCGAACCTCGATGCGCAGGGTTACGCGCTGTTCCGCGAGGCAACGGCAGGCCCGAACGCTGCTGCGGTCTTCAAGGTAATGGAGGCCGTGATTGCGAAGACGCAGCAGGCCGCGTTGCCAAAGCCCGGGCAGGACAACGCCGCGGTGGGCCAAGGCGGGCTGGAATCTATCCAGGCGCTGCAGGCCGCAAGGGACCCCCTCACGGGCAAGCGCCTGTGGGACACGGACCCGAAGCACCGTGCGATGGTCGAACGGAAGTACGCGGAGCACTTCGCTTCGCAGCAGACCGGTTAGCCGGTTGTGATTTGCACTCGGCATTCCGTAAGGAGTGCCGAGACTAAATCGCAAGATTTGTCGAGCCACGCTGGGACCTCGAAAGAGCCAGTGAAGAGACGACCGGGTACAGCACGATACGCTGTGAAGGCGAGATAGGGCCGTGAAAGCGGGACCCCGATTCAAGCTCATGCCGTGGAAATCGGCGCAGTGAATCCATCTCCCTTTCCAACTTGAGGAATCTCAAATGTCTATCAATCTCGCGGGCACATACACCGCCACCACGAACGCTGCCATCGCGTCGTACTCCCAGGAAGTCAAGCTGGCCTACCAGGGCAGCGGCTACCTCCGTTCTGCCGTCCGTCTGAAGACTGGCGTTGTCGGTCAGCAGCACGCATTCCGGCGCATGGGCGCCGCTGTTGCGTATCAGCAGAGCGCAAGCGCGGAGATGATCACTCCGAACGACACCAGCCACACCAAGATTTTCGCGACGCTGACGAACTGGCGTGTAGGCGACTACACCGACCTGTTCGACCAGGCCGAGACGAACATCGACGAGCGCAGCGACCTCGCGCAGAATCACGCGATGGCCCTCGGCCGGCGCGAAGACCAGCTCATCATCGACGCTGTCGACGCTGCTTCCAGCATCGCCGGCACGGTTGACGAGGACTTCGGTGGCACGAACACGGGTGTCACGGCTGACAAGCTGCGGCGTGCCAAGCGCTACCTCGTGGCCCGTCAGGTGCACGGCAGCGACCACTACTTCCTGATCAACGCGGCCGGTCTCGAGACTGCGCTGGCGGAAATCGAAGTGACGAGCGCTGACTACCAGACGATGCGCGTTCTTGTGGATGCCGAGCTTGACAACAAGAAGGCATTCGGTTTCACCTTCAAGGTGATCGAGGATCGCGTCGAAGGCGGCCTGCCGTCGATCTCGACGAGCATCCGTCAGTGCTTCGCGTACGACAAGAACGCGGTCGGTCTCGCAACGGCGATCGAGCCGAACTCGCGGGTCGACTTCATTCCGGAGCGCGGTGCCTGGCTGTCGCAGTCGATCTACAAGGCCGGTGCGGCCGTTATCGACGCGCTGGGCGTGGTCGAGGTGCAGAGCTACGAGGCGTAATTGCTTCAGGCGGGGGCGGCGCTGCCGCCTCCGCTTTTCCACTTTCTTCATTCTTTCGAGGTAAACGATCATGGCTCTCACAGCTTCCCAGTTGACCCGGGTGGGTCCTCAGAACGACAACGCGCCTACGCTCTGGGTCTACAAGACGGCGGATACGTTGGCAACCGTTGACGGTCTCGGCTACTTCAGCGCGATGGCGGATCGTCTGAAGGTTGGTGACATCATCATCACGTACACCACGACGGGTCCTGCATGGGGCTTGTCGGCAGTGAACGCGAACTCGCGTGACCTGGCGGCGTCCCCGCCTGTGTTCGGTGCGGTCGACTGCACCAACTCGACGTCCATCGCGACGATCGACTCCGACTGATACTGGAGTCATTTTGCGGGGCTGGCCTTCGGCCCCGCTTTTTTTTCAACTATGCGGAAACTGATGGCCCTAATCGCAAAAATCTTTCGTTGGGTAGCGACGGTGAACAGCCGTGTGCTTACGGGAGCGCATCCAACGGGTCAGGACAGTCCGGCGCCTACTGGCGACGTGACGGCACCTACAGTTCCGGCAAACCCGGTCGCGTCCAACATCACGGCGACGGCCTTCACGTTGTCTTGCGACGACGCTACGGATGCGGTCGGCGTTGCGGGCTACCAGTGGGAGGTCGGTGGCGTAGCTCAGACGGCGAGTCTCAACAAGCTCCAGACGTTCACCAGCCGCGCCCCGAGCACGAACTACACCGCTCGGGTAAGGGCGTACGACGCTGCAGGGAACTACTCGGCCTACTCGAGTTACGTTTCTGGCGGAGTGACGACGCTCGCGCAAAGCGTCCTGACGTGGGATGACCCGCTGGACACTTTCCTGGAAGTGACGGTTGGCACTCCGTTCACTGCCGACTTGTCGACGGTGTGCGACTCTACCTTGGGGCCAGGCACTATTTCGTTCACTGTCACATCGGGGGCGTGGCCGACCGGCCTCGCCATGAATTCCGCCGGATTGATCAGCGGAACGCCTGTCCTTGTTGAGACCAACGCTGTCGAAGTGACGGCGTCGGACGGCATAAGCACAGAGGCGCGGGTGTTCACGGTCGAGTCTTTGAACGAGGACGTAACCGCACCAGACGCGCCGACGAGCTTTGCGGCCGGCACTGCGCTCGGGCCGACTATCGGTCCTACGCTGTCGTGGGTCAACGTCGCAGATACTGTGGTTGCAAATGCGCGCACGTCCGGGTTCCTTGGGGTCGACATCTACCGCGACGGCGTGAAGATCGATCGCGCAGCGGATGGCGCCACCTCGTACATCCCCGGGCAGACGAACCCTGCGATTGTGCTGGTCGCGGGCACAACCTACGCGTGGAAAGCGCGCAGCGTTGACAACGCGTTCAACAAGGGGCCCTTCACCGCTACTATTTCGGTGGCGCAGCCGACGACGGGAACGCCGGGCATCGTTACGAGTTTCACCGTCACGGCGGTGAGCTCGTCGCAGATTGACGTAGCGTGGAGCGCGCCAGCAAGCGGCGCGACGGTCACGACTTACTTGCTCGAGGAATTGAACGGTACGACGTGGAGCACCGTATCGACTTGGCCGAAGTTGTCGCCGACGACGTTCTCTCGCACGGGGTTGTCTGCGGGCGACACGCGTGGATACCGAGTCACGGCGTACGCGAGTGCCACTCCTGGCCCGACCAGTACGCCATTGAGTGCTACAACGGCATCAAGCGGCACGGTTACGCTGGTGCACAGCGATGATATGGAGGCGGCTACGTTCTCCATAGGTAAGACAAGCGACGCCAATTACAACTCGAAGAACTGGACGCTCTCTGACGACTTCGACTATGCGCTAGATTCAGCCCCTAGCACAACGACGAGCCAAGCTCGGTACGGTTCCCGTTCGGTTTACTGCAAGCTGACGAACACGGGTCGCGTGACAGCGTACAACCCGACGGTCCATACGATCGCAGCCAACGAGTACGCGCACCGGAACCAGTTCAACGCCAAGACACTGAGCGTCGCGAATGGCGGTAGCGGACTGGTTACTTCGCTTGTAGTGGGCGGAGACTACTGGATCGGCTGGTCGTGGAAGCTGCCAACAGGTTTCGAGGTTGCGGTCAACGCCGCAGGCTATGAAATCCTGTACCAGATGCACAGCTATGACGCCGACCCCGGCGAGTCGAATACCAGGAATCCTCCGGTTACGATTCAGTCCTACACGCCCGCAGGATCGTCAACCCGGTCTAACCTGATGTTCCAGTACAGGTGCTACTCAGGGCAGTTCGGACCTTCATCAAAGACAACTCCACCGACATACACGGACAGGACGGTTACGGTTGATCTTGGCTCTTATGCGTCAGACATCGGGCACTGGACCGACTGGGTGTTGCATATCAAGCCAGACTATAACGTGGTCGGGGCAGGCATTACCGAGTTGTGGAAGAACGGTGTCAAGCTGGTTTCCGACATCGGCGGCGGTAACTGTTACAACGATAGTTACGCATTGTCTGGTCCGAACTTCGGGTTCTACCTCGGCACGGTGGCGGCTGCCGCTGCGGCCGTAGCACCCGCTCGTCGAGAAATGTATCTCGACGAGTATAAGATGATCCGGTATTACGGCGGAACCCAGACGGCTGCGGACACGAGCCACCCAGGTTACATCGCAGTCGCTCCGCGCGGAGTGCGAACCTAGTGGCGTTTGGTACTCCTTCCGCAGCGGGCACGGCCAACCACGTAACCGGCACGACATCGACCCCGACGCTGCCCTCGTACTCCGTCGGCGACATCCTGTA